CGCTCTTTGACGATCCGCAGCGCCATGGTGTTCGGCTCGGGATCGCCCTGCCCCTGGTCCTCCCGCCGCTCGGTCGGGGTGTAGTCCCACACCGAGTACGCGAAGTCCTCATCGCGCTCGACCACCAGCTGGTCCCCCTGGCGTCCCAGACGGCTCTTCTTGATCTGAATCATCCGGCAGTTGCCTGGGCTCCTCCGCCGGTCCCTGAGCGCCTCTCGCTCCTCATCCGAGAGCGCCCGCAGGTGCCACTGCTCATCGACTGCCGCGATCAGGTAGCGGGTCCCCCGCGCCTCACCATTGGCGTTGTCGTGGTGAATCCAGATGATCGAGGTCGCAGGGAAGCCATCGGGCCCGGGGTCCCCGTTCTTCTCGGCGTAGTAGTAGAAGGGCGACGCGAAGGCCTTGTCCTTCTCCTCGACCTGCATCCGCGTACTGCAGGAGCCGATGGAGTCGATGACGACGAGCGACGGCTTGTAGGACCGCACCCATTCGGCGAACTCGTGGGTGTGGTTGATCTGAAAGCCCCGCTTGACGATGAACCAGCGATCGAGGTCAGGGTTGATGCCGTTGTCCTCGCAGTCCTGCAGGAGCTTGGCGGGGTTCTGGTCGTTCTGGATCCACAAGACCGGCCCCTGGGCGACGGGTAGGTCAATCCCCCGGATTTTCATCGACTGGCCGCGCCCCACCGCCGTCGCCAGGCCCATGCAGGCCGACGTCTTCCCGAGGCCGCCAGCCGCGTGAAGCATGACCTGCGTTGGCCGCATCAGCAGGTTGGGCACAAGGAACTGCATGCGTTCCACGTCCTGCCACCAGCTCTTCTTGTCGTTGACCCGCCGCGAGTCCTCGTAGTAGCGGTACTCATCCATAGCGGCCAGACACTGCGTGCCCGTCAGCCGCCGGCCCGTCTCAGCCGCGAGCCCTGCCATCCGGCCGATCCGGATCGCCGGGTTGAGCTCCTCATCGTGAATCTTGATCAGCGCCTCGTGGAACTGGCGCTCATCCATCACGACCCGCGGCGCCTCCTTGGTGATCTGCGCCCGCGCGTCCTCGGGATAGTTGAACCCGAGGGCGGTGGCGATCTCCGCGACATACCGCTCGAGATCCGGCCCCTGTGGCCGCTCGGCATAGAGGTCATTGACTTGGACCTTGTGAACAAAGTCGAGGACATCGCCCCCAACCCCACAAGCTTTGCAGTCCCAGCAGCCGTTGTTGGCGTTGTACTGGAACGACGTGCCGCTCGAGCCCCCATGCCAAGGGCATCCGCTCATGCGTTGCGGATTCTCCCCCTGGCGTTCTTTCCAGCCGTATTTGTCAAAGGTCGGGTGGTTGAACACCAGCTCCGCCAGCCGAGGCCGCAGGACGTTCTGGACGTCCGCCTTGAAGAACCACCCGCGGATCTGCCGCGAAGGAATCGCCGTCTCCCCGAGCTCGGCATCCAACGCCTTCTGATCGGCGTCGCTGAGCCACTGGACCGGCTTCCTGTAGGGCCGCAGGACGTCCATGACCCAGGCCGGGGCCAGGGCGACCTTGCCGCCGTTGTAGTTGAGGAAGCGATAAGGCCGTTTGGTCTCAGGATGCGGACTTCCCGGCACCACGCTTTGGCAATGGTTGAACCGCAGCACCACCTCCTGGTACTCGGTGGTCCGCTCTGCGCCCTTGTCGGCGGGCTTGATGCGCTCCACATCCCCGGAGCCGAGGTGCCAGGTGCCGTCTTCCCGCAGGATCACCGTCTTGACGTGGCGTAACTCCGGCACCACCGAGGCCGGAACCCGATACAGCAGTTGCCGGCGCCCCGGCTTCCCGCTGGTCCAGGACATCGAGCTCTCCTGCTCGAACTCCTCGTACTCGTCCCCAGCCGCCGCGCGATAACGCGCATCAGCTTCAGGCCCATCGATGTCCAGGGCGATCAAGCCACCACTGAACTCCCCTGTCACCACCCCGAGGCCGGCATAACCCGAGTTGGCCTTGTAGGCCTCAATGCAGACCTCCCTGGTCAGGGGGCGTGTTGCCCACTCCCGGACGAAGGTGGCCTTGCCTGCCACCGGGACAAACACCCACCAGGCCGGGAACACGTCCCGACGCAGCAGTTCGATCGCACGACCCCCCAAATCAGGGGAGCCGGCACTTGCGTCGCGTGCAGCTGTCATCTAAGTTTTGGTCGCGTTGGACTTGCCCTGGCCACCGGGGCGCCGAAGCCCTCCTCAGCCCATGGGGAGGGCTTTTTGGTTGGCGGCCGCGGCTGACCAGGGCACGCCAAGGTAACGGTGCAACCAGATGCGTGCAATGGCAAAACTGCATTAAATCGGTCGCATTCTTTGTCACGGGTGCAAAAGGGGTTTACGGTTCCGGCACGCAAGACGCGCAAAAGGGCGAACACCTTGGACAATCAGGTCACATCCATGGCACTGACGATTCCCGATCGCGAGCCGGACCACCAGGCGCAGTTCGAGCGCGGCATAGAGGTGTTCGCCCTGCTGTTCACCCGCTGGATGGACACAAACGGCTGGTCCCACCCCGTCATGGTGAATCTGACTAAGGCCTGCATGGGTGGCGTCTCCTGGCTGCACTCCAGTCAGATCAGTGGGTTACGCCACGGCAAGCTGAGAAGCCCAGGCCCAAGAACGTTCATCGCAATAGAACGTTTGAACTACTTCATATGGCGCTACTCCACCGAAAAGAAGCTGCTTCCCAATAGCGCAGGCAGCAACTTCTACGCCAATGCCTATGCCATCACCGAGGACGAAGCACCCCCTCCGGTGGGCTGGTGGGTCGAAGTCTTCTGCGGCACCCGTGTACCGAAGGACATCGATCTGCATCAACTGATCTACACCGAGGAGCAAGCCAAGCAGATGTCCGCCAACTGGGCACGCCAGTGCCGGCGCCTGCTAGCTCAAAGGGGGTATGACTTAATCGAGGAACTCCCGAGCGCCGTCCGTCGGCACTACCCGGTCAGGGATGCCTCTCGCGTGTCCAAGACGCTGGATGTCGTGGCCAACAAGGACCACTGGAGCGCTCACGAACTGAGCAACGAGCTCCCAGCTCTGGTTGCCATGTTCGAAGACCTCGGCGACAGCGTCACCGAGGACGGACTGCTTAGGTCAATCAAGGGCTAATCCCAGGCCTGCACTAGGTCGCCCTACCGCAGATGTGCATCAGTGCACAGCACTCTGCAACATTTATGCAGCATCCGCATGATTCCCGTTCCGTTTTTGGTTGACTAAATCTGGTGGCCGTGTCTGAATGGCCCCGCCAGATCTAGTGCTCACCCCTTGGACGTCTTCGACCTGTTCGCTGAGGACCACGACCAACCCAAGCCTCCCGACTGGCGCTACCTCCCCCTGCAAGCCCTGAACGTGGTCAAGGGCCAGTTCGGTCGCTTCGCCCGTTTGACCTGCCTAGCCGACGAGCCAGGCCAGGAGTTCTCCGCCACCTGCGACGCCAAATACTTCGAGCATCTGCGCCCGTACGCAGAGCTCCTATCCGAGTATCAGCGCACCCCCGGCTTGATCGAGCGCCCAGTCATACCAGTCTTTCTCGGCGACGACGGCAAGTGGCGCTTCTCTTGGCGCGGCGCCGAGCACGACTACCCCCAGCTGCGCAAAAGCCTGGTGGCCCCCAACCAAGTCACCGGTGCACCCGACCGCCCCTATCGCCTTCAGGTGACGGTCACCCCCGAGCTCGCTCAGCAGTTCAAGCAGGCGGCTGCATCCAAGGGCCTGACCCACAACGAGTACCTGCTCGAGCTCGTGCGCAAAAACGTATCCGTTTCTGGTTGACGCCCCGTCTTGTCCCGTCTAATGTCAGATCAGTCGACCTTTCCGGCCCCCCGCCGGAAGCCCCGGTACCCATCCGGTAAGCGCAAACGCTTCCTGTACCTCACAGACCAGGCGTTTGACCACCTCGTCGACTTGGCCAACAGCAACGGCGTGTTCCCTTCTGAGGTCTGCGAGCAGATCATCCGAAACCACGTCAACGCTATGGCCATACCTTCCGCCAACAACCACCAACTTTCCCTTTTCGTTTCCAATGGCACTCCTCTGTCTTGAAGCTCTCGAAGAAGCCGCCAAAGAGTCGTCCTCAGCTGGCCGCTTCATCAACCCCTCCAAAATCGAAGGTGAGCGCCGCATGCGCTTCATCGGTGAGGGCATTACTGGCTGGATGGGCTGGAACACTGACAACAAGCCCGAGCGCTTTGAGCAAAAGCCCTCCGAGCTTCCCGCCAACATCAAGGTCGAATCCGGCGCCGCTCCGCTCAAAAGATTCTTCGCCAACCTCGTCTACGACTTCGAGACTGACGATTTCAAGATCTTCGAGTGGACTCAGAAGACCATCACTGAGCAAGTCCACAAGTTCATGAAGGACGAGGACTACGGCGACCCCACGCTGTACGACATCAAGCTGTCCCGTACCGGCGAAGGCCTCAAGACCGAGTACTCGCTGGTGGCTGCCCCGCCGAAGTCCGTCAGCAAGTCCGTCCAGGACCGCTACGACAACTTCTACTGCAACCTGAACGCCCTGTACGACGGCGAAGACCCCTTCTCCGATCCCACTGCCTGATCGCCACCGGTTCATGAACGGGGCGGGCTAAGACCCGCCTCTTTTTCTGATCAGTGCTTGTTATCCATGTCCGCCCTCACCCCTGACGCGATGCTCCGGGTGTACTCCCGCAACATCGAAATCCTGGCCATCAAGCGGGGTTGGAACACAGCCCGTGTCGCCGCCGTACTCGGCGTCACCGCTAACACCCTCCGCCGAGTCCGCCAGAAACGCAATCGCTACATCGACCCCGAGCTGCTCGCCGCTCTGATCGACGTCTTCGAGTGCACCCCCAACGACCTTCTACTGCCTCAGGCAGGCATCGACTACAGCAGTGACGCCACCTGTACCTGATCGCATCCGGGCCCTGCCCAAATACGAGCCTGTCCGCTCCCATGACGGGGACGAGCGCATGTACTCAACTCCGGTTGGTCCGTGTCCCTCCGTTACCACCATCCTTTCTGGCTCCCGCGACCAATCCGGTCTGCAGGCCTGGCGCGAGTCCGTCGGCGAAGCGCGCGCTGACTTCATCTCCTCGCTGGCTTGCTATCGCGGGAACCGCCACCACGAGGCCGTCGAACGTTTCCTCCTCGACGGCACCGAACCTCCGTTCTGTCTGCTGAACACGCCCTACTGGAAGAGCACCCGCTCCTTCCTCGACACCATTGATCAACCTCTCCTGATGGAGGGTGCGATCTGGCATCCCCTGGGCTTTGCGGGCACCTTCGACTGCATTGCCTACCTCACCGAGGACGGCTCCCAGCCCCACTTGCTGGACTGGAAAACGGCAGACGCGATCCGTAAGCCGGACAAGATGTACGAGTACAGCTTGCAAGTCGCCGCTTACGTTGCCGCTGCGAACCACGTCTACGGCCACCTGGGCCTCAACATCACCCAGGCCAAGATCGTCGTCGCCCTCCCTGACGAAAGCCCCCAGATTGAAAATCTGGACGGTCGTGCCCTGAGCCAGCTGTTCAAGCATTTCGAGGCCCGGCTGAAGCGCTTCACCTTTGCCCGAGCCCGCAAACGGAAGGGCAAGTCATGAGCGACAAGGTTCAGTCGTTCATCACCGACGTGATCACCGGCTCCCTCGCAGGTCAAATCGCCCTCGAGCGCGACCTCGACTTCGCGCAGCTCACCAGTCCCAAGTCCCCTGCGCTGCGGGCCATCAGCCGCGAGATCACAGACCTGGGCATCGACCCTTCCGTGCTCTCGAACCATGTCCTCAACGGCCTAGTGGCGCTCTTCGCCTCGCCTCACAACGCCGAGGTGATAACGGAGAACTTGACCCAGCTGATCTGGACAATCCTGGGCGACCCCGAGAACGGCGGCGAGAAGCCACCCCCGCTGTACCAGAAAGCGGGTCAAGCCCTGCACCTGACCTTTGTCTCACTCCTGGATCCCTCTGTAAGTCCCCTGTCCTTCGATGACTGAGCCTTACCGCCCCCGCCTGATCGGCCTCTACGCCCCGGCCGCCGGTTCAGGCAAGACCACGCTGGCCATGTACCTGATGGAACACGGCTATTACACCGTCAGCTTCGCCGCCCCCTTGAAGCTGATGACGATCCAATTCCTGCAACGCCTCGGCTATTCCAGCGACGACGCCAACCGCCTGGTCTACGAGGACAAACACGAAGTCCTCCCCGAGATCGGTGTGAATACACGTCATCTGCTGCGCACCCTGGGCACCGAATGGGGCCGGGACTGCGTCCACCCCGAGGTGTGGCTGACCTGCTGGGAGCGTGCCGCCAATCAACTTCTGAGCGCCGAGACCCCGGTGATCTGCGACGACGTGCGCTTCCCTAACGAAGCCGCCCTGATCCGCAAGTTGGGCGGCGAGATGTGGCATCTGTCCCGCCCCAACACCGAGCGCGGCACCACCCACGCCAGTGAAGGCTCGCTGGACAACTACCCGTATTTCGACCGCCACATCGTCAACGACGGCACGGTGTTCGACCTGTACGCCCGGGTGAAGCGCGTCATCCAACCCACTGTCCACCTCAACGCTGCTTGACATGGCTTCGACTCCTCGCGCTGCGACTCCAGGTGACAAAGCCGCCTACCCCTGGAAGTACCGCATCGGCCAAAAGCTCTACGTCCGTGGCTGGCCCCTGAGCGACACCGTCCAGGTACTCGGCGGCGAACTCTGGGTTGGCTGCCCCCATTACTTGGCCCTCGATGGGGATGGCAAAACCTGGCGCCTGCCGCAGCTCCACGTCTCGAGCAAGCCCATCTCCGACCGAGCCCGATGACAACCCCAATCGACCCTCACTTCCGCGTCGACGTCCTGGCACGCACCGAGCACCCCCAGACCGTGATCTGGTGGGCCATGCACCAGGACTACTCCGAGGAGTACGTCTTCAACGAGAACCCACCCTCTGACAAAGCGGCTGGCGCGCTGATCGTCAAACACCTGCTTGCCGGCGAGCGCGGCCACTACGGCCCCCTGGAACATCCTTCGATCACGCTCAACGTGGGCTGGTTCCCCCACTCCGTGATGCAGCAGGCCCGCACCCACCGGGTGGGCGTGAGCTTCGACGTCCAGTCAGGCCGCTATACGAGCCAACGCATCATCGACGTGGTCAACGGCACCCGCGCCGCCGACGAAGTCTTCTACCTCCGCCCCGTTGGCACCTACCGAGACCGTCAAGGCAAGAGCTACGAGTACACGCAGGACCAACGGACCATCGACCGCATCATCTGCATCGACTCCGCTGGCCGCTTCAAGCTCGCCCTGGACCGGGGCATGTCAGAAGAGCACGCGCGGGACATCATCCCCTACGCAATTCGCCAGCACTTCGTCGTCAGCTTCAACCTGCGCAGTGCACTCCACTTCATGGATCTGCGCTCCAAACGCGACGCCCAACTGGAAATCCAGCAGCTGTGCGACCTGATCTGGCCCCATCTCGAATCCTGGACCCCCGAGATCGCCGCCTGGTACGCAGCCTCCCGCCTACACAAAGCCCGTCTCGCCCCGTGACCGATCCCCTGACCCTGCGCCTCCCCGAGTACCTGCGCCTTACTTCACGCGCAACGCCGGAGCGGCTCCGCACCCACCCACTGACTGCGGCCTACGCCTCCTCCTTCTTCTCCCTGGCCCAACAACGCGGACTGACCAATGCCCGAGCCTGGCTCCTGGGGCGTCTGCTGATGGACCTCCACCCGGACGCAAGTCCCAACGACTTCGATCCGCGCCTTGACCTGACGTCCGCCCGCTCGAATCCGCCCAAGGGACACACCATCGCCCTCCAGCAGGACATCGAAACCAGCTGAGGCCAAGCGCCATCTCCCGGATTTTTTTACCCTCACCCATCCAAATCCGGTTGACAATGCCCCAATCACCCAATCCTGAAAGCCCGCGTTATCCGCCGTGTCCTCCGAGATTCACAGCTATCTGACGGCAATCGGCCGCCACCCTGTGCTCTCCAAGGAAGCACAACTCCGCCACTGCCACCGGATCCGCACCTGGATCCACTACGAGGGCGGCCGCAACGCAGCCCCGTCTTCTGTCCGCCGCTGGGGTGAGCGCTCCATGGAGGTCATGGTCCGCACCAACCTGCGTCTGGTCGTCTCCATCGCCAAGCGGTAGCAACACCGCGGGCTGGATCTCTCCGCCCTGATCCAAGAGGACAACCTCGGCCTGATCCGCGGCCTAGAG